CTCACGCGCGCGGCGGATGGTTCGCTGGGCGTGCGGATGGTCGGTGGCGGCTCTGACGCAGCGGAGAGTTCAAGCACCACGTCCAACACGTTCGGCGGCATCACCCAGCACTTTACGTTCACAGGAGGCACGGACGCCAATACCGCCGCGCAGCTTCGCCAGGCTGCTCTGGATGGCGCACATGGCGGCTACCAACTGATGATTAAAGACTTGAAGAGCAACGGTCCCGCTCGACAACTATTGGCCCGTCGCTGATGGGATTAAGGAGTAAACATGGCTCTTGAATGGCCTGAATTGCTTGAGCCGTCTGAAATGACTTGGGGAATGGTCTACAACAACAGGTCGTTCACCTCGTCTCTGTCCAACGCTCAGCAGATCGTGGGATACCCAGGTGCGTACTGGCAGTGCACCTTGACCTTCGGCACCCTCTTCGATGAAGACGAGCGAGAGCTAACAGGATTGATCGGGCGACTGCAAGGCATGTTCGGCACCGTAAACCTCCCGGCGTTTACCAGGACCCGGAGCGACGATATCGGGGCGCCGGTGGTGGTGATCGGGGCCGCTCAGTCAACGGTGATGACCATCGGCGGAGTTACCCGTAATGCGCAGGTTTTTTCCTTGGGCGATTACATCAGCGTGGCGGGTGAAATGTTCGAAGTGGTGCAGGGCGCAGTGTCGAATGCGCAGGGCCAGGTGCAGGTCGCATTGAACAAACGTATCCGGCGAAACCTGGCAGCGGGTGCGGTGGTGGAGTACCGCAACCCCTACTCTGAAATGCGGCGCACCGAAGACACCCATCAGTTGATGATTCAGCCCATTGTGGGCAGCGGCACTCTGCAATTTCGGGAGGCTTTCTGATGCCTGCTTCGTTTCCGTTCAGCCAGCGTGTGGTGGACATCCTGGCACAAGGAAATTTTATGGTGGTCTACGCCTGCCAGCTCGATTTCGAGGACGGCATGGTGTTTGCGCACACCGGCACAGGCGAGCTTGTGATCGACGGCATCACCTATGACGGTGTGGGGAGTTTTGGGGAGGTGGGGCAGTCGCAGGAAAGCGACAATTCGGCCTCGCCCATGTCGGTGGAACTGTCGCTAACCGGCCTAGACAATTACATCATCACCGAAACCAATATCCGAGGGTGCCGGGGGCGGTCGGGCAAACTGATGTTTGTCGTGTTTGACGCATCGGGCAACTACGCGGCCGACATTCTGTTTTCCGGGCGCATGGACGCTGCCAGCTTCTCCTATGCCGGTAACGGCACGGAAGGTAACAGCATCACTGTGCCGATCGTGGATCGGATGGCGGAATGGAACCGCACCGGTACCGAGCGGTTCACCGATGAAAACCACCGTGCACGTCATCAGGGCGACCGGTTCTTTTACGCAATCGCCCAGATGTCCGAATGGCCCATCTATTGGGGTTCCAGCAAGGATGCCCCGGTGTTCACCTACGAGAAATAGCCATGCGATATCGAGACTGGACCACGCGTCTGAGCGATGTGATTAAGGCTGCCTTAGGGCGGCCTTTTTCATGGGGCGAATTTGACTGCTGCCTGTTCGCGGCCGATTGCGCGGTGGCGGTCTGCGGCACTGATCCGGCCGCGCAATATCGCGGTCAGTACACGACCGAGGCAGGCGCAAAACGTTTGATAAAGGCCAATCATGGCAGCCTGGAAGCAGCTTGGGATGCCTGTTTCACCCGCGTATCACCGGCGTTCGTGCAGCGCGGAGATATTGCCCTTTACCAATCCTCAGCCGGGCGCGCCGTTGCCGTGTTCTGGGCGGACGAATACTGGTCGACCACTGATGATGGAGTGGCCCGAGTTGTCTGTGAGCCGCTAGCCGTTTGGAGAGTTGAGTAATGTCTAGTGGTGTAAAAAAGCTTGCTCAGGTCGTTGTCGGCGCAGTCGTGGGATTTGCACAAGGTGGTCCGTGGGGGGCGGTGGCGGGTGCGGCGCTGGCCTTTTATGCTGCCGAGCAACAGGAAAAGCTCAACACCAAGTCATCGCTGCGCGACAACGAACCGTCCGCCCAGACTGTACGGTCGTCGAAAGCCCCGGTGCGATTCATCCTCGGCCGTGTCAGCACTGGGGGGATACTTGTTTGGGCGCAGGAACAGGCTGGCGTCCAGACTGAGGGCGAGTGGCTGCACTTGGTGTACGTGCTGTGTGAAGGTGCGATAGATGCGCTGGAAAACATCTATCTTGGCGAAGAAGAAATTTCGACATTTGGTGCCTTAGCCAAGTATGAACTGGTGGTCAATCCGACCCAGGTGAATGCCTTCCTTAAGGCCAACTGCCCAGACTGGAAGGATGAACAGATTGGGCGCGGCTTGTCGTACGTCCGCCTGTCACTGCAATACAACGCCGAAAAGTTTCCCTCAGGCATTCCCGACGCTCGTTTCATCGTGCGCGGTCGCACTGACATCTACGATCCCCGGACCGGGGCCAGTGGCTACTCGGCCAACACCGCGCTGCACATCCTGTGGTTTCTGCGCAATCGTTGCGGTGTGCCGGATGACGAGATCGTGTTCGAAACCTTTGCCAGCGCGGCCAACGTCAGCGACGAGGCCGTGACCAATGCAGATGGCTCGGTCAGTCAGCGGTACCGCACGGCCTGTGTAATCGGTGCCGACGAGCAGCGCGGTAGTGTCATGCAGAAGCTTGAAGCCGCTTGCGCAGGAAAACTCATTCGGGTCGGTGGCCGCTGGATGCTCCAGGTAGGCGCCTATTACGGCCCCTACGATTTTGAAATCACCGAAGACATGATAGTCGGCACCGTGGCGGGTAACACCGAGCCGACCAACGATGCGGCAATCAACACTGTGCGCGGAACGTTTATCGACCCATCACAATCCTGGACCGAGACCGACTACCCGGAAGTCAGCGTCGCGGAATGGATCGTCGAGGATGGTGGTGAAGCGGCCGAATCGCTTACCTATTCCTACGTAACCGACGCCTATCAGCCGCAGCGCCTGGCCAACATCGAACTGCGCAAACGCCGCGCCGCCGGCGCGCTCAGCCTGCCGATGAACTTTATGGGTTACAACTGCCGGCCTGGCCGCGTGGTGCGCGTGAACCTGCCGTCGCTGAATATCCTTGGCGAGTTCATCGTGACCAACTGGTCGATGTCCGGTACCGAGGGCTGTAACGTCTCGGTGGCGCAGTATGAAGCGGCGCAGTTTGACGATGCGGTCGGCCAGCCTTACAACCCACTCGGCTTTATCAACCTGCCGACGGGCGGGCTGGGTTCTCCCACCGGCCTGGCTTGGACAGTGGACACCTCCGCCGAGGTCGTTCAGGGCGTGTTGTCCTGGACCGCACCGGTCGGCATCGTGAGCGAGTACGTGGTGGTCGTGCGGCAGGGTGGAGCGGCGATTCAGTCGCACAACGTGCCGGCTACCAGCTCGCGATGCAGCATCAGTGGCCTGGCCTCCGGCAATTACTCGATGAGCGTGGCCGCCAAGGGGCCGATGGCGCGCTCGGGTGAGGCGACTATCAACATCAGCATCAACGGCCCGCCGATCCCGGAGTCATGCGTGGTCCGGTCCTCAATCGACTCCATCACGCTGATTCCCAGCAACACGCTGCACGGTCTCAACGGCGGGTTCTACGAATTCTTTTTCACCACCAACCCGCAAGGAAAGGCGGAAAACGCGCAATACCTGGGGCAGGGACTGAGTTTCACGCACACCGGACTGGCGTTCTACACCAACTATTACTATTTCGTTCGATCATCGAATGCGTACGGCAAGAGCGCGTTTCTATACGTACCGGCTTCAACCTCAAACGATGTTTCTGCCTATTTGGCAGCGCTGGGCGGCAAGATCGGCGAATCCCAATTGGGGCAGCACCTGTTATCTCGGATCGAACTGATCGACGGCAACGGTCCAGGTTCGGTGAACGAGCGAATCGGTGAGCTGCAGGACGAGATAGGCAACATCGTGGATGCGCTGGTCTATGTGCCGACCGACGCGTACGTCAGGGATAACACCGTACGGGTGGGCGACAACCTGTGGACGGCCATCGCGAATGTGCCAGCCGCTGCCAATGGATCAAACGGCCCGCCGAATCCGACCTACTGGGTGAACAGCGGTCAATCGATCCGTACCGCTAACGCACAAGCCGCCCAGGTCACGAAGAACACTGCCGACATCGCAACGGTGGACGGGAAAACTACCGCAACCGCTTCTCAGCTTGGCGCTCTGCAGGCTTCCTCTCGGAATGATCGCGGGGATGGTGATCTGGATGACGCCCTGAAAGGCTGGGATTCGACCGCCAGTTATGCCCAAGAGGTGAAAGTCAGGGCAGAGCAGGATTTCGCCCAGACTCAGCGTACAACTCTGCTGGATGCGCGAGTCGGTAACAGTGAGTCGCGGATTTCCTCCGTTGAAACCACGATGGCGACCAATGAGCAGGCCACTGCCCAGCAACTCGCTACGCTCGGGACTTCTGTAGGCGCTAATCAAGCGGCGCTCCAAGCCGAGTCGACCGTTCGGTCGAATGCTATCTCGGCGCTATCGACCAAAATAGATACGGCTCAGGCTACCGCGAATGATGCGACAGCCGCGGTGCAGACTGTAAGTGAGGCGCAAGTAGGTACTGGAAATAAGCTGAATGCCATGTGGTCCGTAAAGCTTCAACTCACAGCCCAAGGCCAATACGCATTCGCTGGCATTGGTGCCGGTATCGAGAATGGACCGGGTGGTCTGCAATCCACGCTTTTGTTCACAGCCAATCAGATTGCTTTTGCCAATCCGACGTCAGCCGGCCAGATGGACTTCCCATTCATCATCAGCAATGGGCAGAACTTCCTAGGGGCAACGTTCATACAGGACGGCACTATCACCAACGCCAAGATCGGCAGCTATATCAGCTCGACGAATTACATCGCCGGACAGATGGGCTGGATCTTGAACAAAGACGGGACGTTCGAAATCAACTCCCCATTGGGCGGCGGTGGGCGTCAAGTCATCAACGGTTATGGCGGCAAGGTGTTCGATGCCAACGGCGTCAAACGCTATCAGTGGGGGAATCTGGACGCATGAATTTTGGAGCGAGAGTCTGGGACGAAAGCGGGAATCTGGTCATGGGCACCAACACGTTCACCTATCAGGTGATCTGGCAGGGCGTTCTTGATTTCAGCATGGCCAAGACAGGTCAACCGGTCATCTACACGTTGAACATACCGGGCTTCAATCCGGCGAACTGCGTATTCATGATCATCCCTACACGGCTGCAGGACGTGCAAGCTGCCGAGGGGGAGACGACGGCAAATCTCAAGTCCTATCCATATGTCTCCACGGCTATGGGGCAGGTGGTCGTGAGGTCGGCCAACCCCTCTGCAAACCTTGCCAACACCAACCAGACCAGAGTCATCGCAAAAGCCTATGCAGTGAGGTTCGGAATATGAGCTTCGGCTTTTTGTGCATCAACGATAGCTCCTATGTTCAGATCGACTCAGAGGCACCACGCCTTTGCATGCTGACCAAGGGGAGCTATTCAGGGACCAATACGGCAAATGCGGTATTTCCTCGAGCCATAACGAGTACCGATCCGCCGTTGGTTTTCATCAGGCCGGATCAAAACGGGGTGATCCAGGTTCCGATATCAGTCTGGTTCACCGGCGGGCCGGGTAACTGGACCGGGTTTTCCATAAAGGCATCAAACGTCAACGGGACTCTGAGCGGGCAGTATTTCGCTGCGGCCTGGGCGTCCATGGGTACGTCTTCCTTTGGAATGCGGGTTTGGGATGCCAACGCAGCACTTATCTACGACAGCGGCGCACCGGCGGTGACCGTGACTTTCGCCGCCGGCAACTGGGCGTATGTAGGTGCCGAACAGCTGACGGTCGGTCGCCGATATGTCTGGTCGATCAGCAAGCTCCTCGGCCCCGGCGAATACCTCTCCATCAATCCCTTTGCCATGCCTTGCCACAACGCTGCCAACGGTGGTGGGTGCGCAATCGGAGTGGACTACGCAGGCGGAAGGATATTGCTGTACAGCCTGGCGACCACTGCCTGGACCGACCAAGGCCACCGGCCTTTCCTTTGCGCAAAGCTTAGCGCTTGACCTGCGCAACACGCTAAACCTTCGGAGATAATCAATGCCCTGGTACAAAACCGGGACGGTTACTGTCGTCCAAAATTCCAATGTGGTGACCGGTTCAGGCACTGCCTTTGCCTCAAACGGGCGGGTCGGCGATGCCTTCCTTGGCCCGGACGGGCGCTGGTATGAAGTAGTCAACATTTCCAGCGAGTCTGTGCTGGCCATCTCGCCGGTCTACCAAGGTGCCACGAATGGCGCAGGTGCCTATGCGCTGGCGCCGATACAGGGCTACGTCAAAGATTCGGCCGATGCCCTTCGTGGGCTGGTCAATCAGTTCGGCCAGAAGATGGCAGCGCTAGGGACTACCGGTAATTACGACATTCTACCGCTGAACAAGGGAGGCACGGGTGTCGCTGCTGACTCGAACGCCACCTTGCTTAGCTCGCTTGGTGCGATGCCGCTGGCGGGCGGTGTGGCGCTGAACCCTGTGTTCGGCAGCTTGCGCGCTGCGGTTACGGGCGCAACACCGAACGCCCAGGGCGCATACATTGGTTGGAACGAAACCAACGGCAGTGGGATGTCCGGTGCCGTCTCGTATACCTGCAACCAAGGCGGCGGTACCGGAGGATTCAGCTGGCGCACGGTCAATGCGAACAATTCCGCCGGTGGACCGTTCATGACGTACAGCTACGCCGGGGTCTTGAACGTACCGGCGGGGATCCAACTGGGGGGCAAGAACATTGTCGAAAGCGGTTCCAACGCAAACGGCAGCTATGTGCGGTTCGCGGACGGCACGCAGGAATGCTGGCTGCGCAACTTGGGGTTCGGCCCCGCTGGGGCGAACGTGACCGCTTCTGCCTTCTGGACGCCGCCCATCGCGTTCATTGGCAACACGGCTACCGTCGGGGCGACCTTGCAATTCGCTGAAAGCAGCGATGCGTTTACCTGTGCCCGACTGAGCGCAAACCTTGGCACTAACGGCGCCGTGACCGTAACGGCAAACTTCAGCGTGAACCAGGTGTATCGAATCGGCTTAATCGCCAAAGGAAGATGGTACTGATGATCATAAATCTATCCCCGTTTCGCTCCGATGAAGCGCTCACCGTCATCAAGTCCGGTGACGTGCTGACCCTCAACGGCGAGAACTTCGACTTTTCACGCATGGCCGACGGCGACACGCTGCCGCTAGGCGCAGTAGATTCACATTGGTTTGGCGGGCCGGT